GGAAGCGGTTAGGAACGATAGTCACGTTACCGAAGTCGCTCACGTAGATGTCAGCAGCACCGATGATGGTGGAAGGCTTTGCACCAGTAGCGTTGAAACGCTGAGATGCGATACCAGCCATCTTGGACAGGTTTTGCTTGTTGACTGGACCAGCCATGACCATAGAAGCGTTACCGCCTTCGGTCCACACTTGTTGGATCACGTCTTTCAGCAATGTCTCGCTGAACGAACGCAAGTCACCAGCAGTAGCGTCTGTACGACCAGCAGTAGGAGTGGTGGTGTATGTGGGATCGCCACCGCCAGTACCTTTGTTGGTGTTGCTCTTCAAGAATGCCAACAATGCGCCAGAAGCACGAGCGGCAGAGGTAGAGCCAGCAGAAGCTGCTTGGTTAGCCAAGATGGTGGCTTCCATGTCACGCTTGAGTTCAGCAGACTTTTTAGCCATTTGGTAGCTCAATTCGCTACGACGACCAGCTTTGTCAACTGATTCCAAAGTGCCAGAGATGATGACATCTTTACGGCTGATCTGGGTGTAGTTGCCCAAACGAACTGTAGGTGTAGCAGCGGTGAAGCTGGTGATGTCGTCGCCTTCGATTTGCGCGTTGGTAGTCACGGCAGCAGCGAGTTCGTCAGTTTGCCACTCGAAATAAGTGTTCTTGACGTTCTCACGGCCCACGTTGGACATGAATGGAGTCTCTTCAGGAGAGATTTGATAGATCACATTGCTGAGATCTTCGCGAACGCCTTTAGCGTCGAATCGGGTATAGGTGTTGGTTACGGCAGCCATGATGGTTCCTTAGATAAATTTGTCGAAAAGGGCGGCAGCGTCTTTAACGCTACCAGTTTGTGCAAGACGGGTTTGTGCGCGAGCCTTGTCCGAACTCTTAGACGAAACTGAACCAGATGAGCCAGGTGACAACAACTTAGGTGCTTTCTTGATCTTCGATTGAAGCTCAGGTTTTTTGCTCATCAACTGGTCATACTTCATCGCTTTATACAAAGCAATTACTGCACGACTGTCGGTGACCTGATCCAATTCGGCCTCAGAAAAGCCTAAATCTTTGCCATACTCAATAACGCTTACACGCTCTGCTTTTGCCTTTTCTGGAGATTTCCACTCAGGGATCTTATCCAAGAGTTTGTCTCGCTCGGCTACCAGCAATTCCTGCAAGTGCTTTTGTTGCTCAACTTGGCGCAATGCATTGACTCGTGCCTCTTCCTGTTGGATGGCTTGCATCTGCTGTTGACGGCGTTGGAAATGCGTCCATTGACGGGCGTATTCCACTGGGTCTTGAGCTTCTAAAGCATTCCAGTCAGGTTCAGCAGGTTCAAATTCCTGCACCTTTTGTTTCAATTGTCCAAGAACTTGAGCATATTGCTCTCGCTCTGCTAGTACTTGCTGAAACTCAGACTCCACCTGACGGCGCTCTTCTGCAAGCTTCTGCGTTTTCCTAGTGTAGTCAGCTTCGCGTTGGTAGCCTCGGATTAGCTCTTCCTTGTCAACCTCAAGCTCCTTGCCATCAACTTTGACGACAAACTTGGATTCAACAGGCTCTTCCTCTTCGGTTTCCTCTTCTTCGCCTTCTACGTCTTCCGACTCTTCTTCTGTTTCATCTTGCGGCTCCACAGATTCCAAATCATCAGACTCTACTTCTTGAGTTTCCTCATCAGTAGTTTGCGCCTCTGCACCAGTGTCAACAGCCTCTTCGGTGTCTAGCATGGAAGCAAAACTTTGCGCTGCATCATTCACACTCATCCCGATTGCTTGTGCGTTATCGGACATATTCACCTCTTAGTTAAAAATCATTTTGCCATTGGTGGACGACCACGGCGCTTTGCAAGAGTAACTTCTGCCATCTTGCCAGTATCGTAAACAGACCGCAACTTCGTTTTCAGAATATCCACGGTCTTCAGGATTAAATACGCTTTTTCACGGACTTCGCCTTCGAGAAGGGTAGAAGCACGGATTTCACGGAAGCAATCCTCTTCAATCTTTTTGAGCATCTCATTGAGAAGCTCGTCTTCGAGAAGCAGCTTGGCACGATCACCGCGCTGCAAATTAATCTCTAATTCGTCCATTTAGAACCCTTGTTGTGGGACTGCTGGCTCTTGCTGAGTTTGTTGTAACGCCTGTTCTTGAACCGTTTGCATGTACGCCTGTTGTTGACGGTTGTACTCATCAATCGCTGCTTGGTCTTGTTGAGCTTGTTGATTTTCTAATTCACGGTTTTTATTCATGGCAGCATTGATTTCTGCCGTTTGAATTTGTGTATTGTATTTCAATTCCATTTCGTAGCGGCGCAAGAGTCCATCCTGCTCGATACGGTCACGCTCACGGTCATCAGCACGAATCATTTCTTCGCGCCTCAACTCCAACTCAGCAGCCTTTTTCTGGATATCTGCTTGGATAGACTGGGCTTGGACTTCTGCCAACATCTCTTCAGGGGTCTTCTTTGGAGGTGTTTCTGGCAATTGGAAGTCAGGTGGCAACTGTGTGAAGTAGTTCTGGCTATCTTTAAAGCCAGACATCTCAAGCATTTTTGTCAAAGTATTGGTGTACTGAGGCAACGAAACCACTGGGTTATTGAACCCGCCTGTCTTCATGATCTCTTCTTGACGTGCAGCAACCATAGCCAAGACAGCAACTCGGTCTTGAATAGTTCCATCGCCAACGCCAACGTTAACAACCAGATCCATGTTGGCATCCCAAGAACGTGGGTCAATCTGGACAAACTTGTTGTTCAGTCGAACCATGCGCTCACGGTCTTGGTTCTCGACGACGAGCTTCAAGATGCCGCTAAACAGCTTACGTAGGCCTGTTTCAGCAAAGATACGAGCAATCATCTCAATGTGCTGGTGGGCAGCATTGACGGTGGCGCTTACAGCCGCCTTCGTGGTCGACTGCAAAGCATCAGCATCAAGCCCAGAAGCAGCTTTAGAGATACCTGTACGGTTTTGCTTAACGTCATCCATGTACTCCAACATTGGGAAAGCAGCTTGCCCAACGAATGGGGTGTTGAACGGCTGGACCATGCCAGGCGCTCGCATACGAATAATCGCACCAACTTCAGTATTCAACACGTCTTCAATGTTGGCTTGGCCTTCAACCACGGCTGTGCGAGGATGAATAGACTGGCTCAACGAATCCAACATGCCACGCTGGATGTTTGACTTAATGCGCTGGATGTCCATAGTGACATCAGCAGGGCAGTTGCCAAAGAACGTGTGTGGCTCTGGATCTGGGCAGAAGTCAGCAAACTGGCGCTCATCAACAATCTCGTTGTGAACAACCTTATGTGAGCTACCGATAGTGCAGATCTTACGAAGTTCAGCAATGCCATCACCATCGAAGTCAACTTTAACGTATGACTCAATGTACAGGACGTGCTTTGTTGTTGGATCAGGGCTTGTAGAGCCACGAACGATAGCCAGTGGGTTACGGGCTTGGTATTCTTGGTTCGTGTCAAACTCATAGCCATCGCCAGACACGGCAACGACATCATCGTACTCATAGCCCATAGCCACGAGTTCAGACACCATTTTCATGGAGCGATGACCAACAAAAGTAGCTTCGTCAATAGACTTGGCACGGCGGTCAATCAGGAACTCTTCTGGAGGGAGGGCTTCGATCTTGACTTTGCCAGACTTAGTACGGCGTTTGATTTCAACGTCATACTGCATGGGTGGCGGCATCATGATACCCATTGCCTCGTTCATTTGAGGAGGCATCCCGAGTATGGGATATTCACGGACCGCCGAAATCTCAACTTCTGGGTCTTGAGTCAACAGCAACATGCTATTTTCATCGAGGCCAGTGAAGTGTTCTGCTTTGACAGTGACAGACTCATCCCACCAGTACTTAACGATACCAACCTTGCGGATCAGGGCATCTTTAAAAGCAGAGTGGAGAATCTTAAAGCCATTGTTGTCGCGCTTGAAGATGAAGTCGCAGTAGTCAGTAGCTTGACTAGCTTGGGCCACATCTTCTGGACCTTGAGGGGCAAATTCAACAACACGGTCAGGGCCAAAGAAAATACGCATCAGGCTTGGCAACATGCCTTGCACTGTGTCGTGTACATCCATTGAAACAACCTGAGAACGACCATCTTCTTCGTCGCCAAATGGCTGACCAAGGTAGTACTCAGTTGCTTGTGCGCGAAGGCCACCAATGTCCTCGTCGATAAAGGTGACAGCATCAGAGATCTCAGAGCTGACAATGCCTTGGAGTTCTTCCTCGGTCATGATGTCTTCTTCGTCGACCTCCATCTCACGCTTGAGCATTTCTGCCATCAATAGAGGATCTTTGGTTTCTTCGTCGTACATAGTGTTCCTAATTAGCGCAACAGGCCTTGTTGACGCGCAAGTATTTCTTGAATGCCGCCACCTTGGTATGGAATAGCTGGACGAGCATATGATGGCATTTGAGGCTGAGACATTTGAGGCTGTGGCATCTGCAATGCAGACGAGTACATCTCATTTTGCTTCTTGTCACCCAATAGTGTAGGCGCTATAGCTCGGCCCATGTCGCCAGCAGATCTGTCGCTGGTCATGATGTCATATGCCTTAAATTCTGGAGTTGCCTTTGCCATGCCCATAGCTGCATCACCAAAGTTGCCTTGCTGCATATTCTGCAACGTGCCGCCAGTCATGCCCATGTCTTTCATGGTATTTCCAGCTTCTTTGGCTATCATTTCAGTAGCCATGTCCGTCAAGAAAGCAAGTAAACCTTCTCCCATGATTAGCCTTTCTTAGCTTTCATTGCCATCTTCTTTTTAGGCATCTTGGCCTCAGACAGCGCAATGGCAATAGCTTGCTTAGGGTTCTTAACGACAGGACCACCTTTGCCAGAATGCAATGATTTGTCTTTGTACTCACCCATTACAGATGCAATTTTCTTTGCAGCTTTATCGTATTTCATAGGAAACTCCTTTACCCAATCGTATCTCAATAGTCAAAACTAATCAAACGATGCCTCGGATACTGCGTTTTAATGATTGACCCCAAGATTGCTTGAATCCATAGCTTGCAAAGCCTGAGATCAATACAGGCCACCAACCCTTATAAAAAAATCGCGGTTTTGCTATCGCACAAGGAGAGTGAATGGCTGGTTTCCCAATGCGTAGAGCGTTAGAGAAGAAGATTGAAGAGTTGGGTGGGATTGAGTTTGTCTCGTCCCATATAGCCGAGGGTATGACTATTGGTCGCTTGGCTGAGTTCATTGAGTGTTCTCGCCCAATGCTGTCCTTTTGGATCAATCAGACTGAAGACCGTAAAAATGCCGTCCTTTCCGCACGTAAGCTCAAAGCTGAAAAACTGGCTGAAGATGCTATGGACATCGCTGATTTCGCTGATGGTGCTTCCTCTTCGGCTGTCAACAAGGCTCGTCTACAAGTGGATACTCGTAAATGGATGGCTTCTAAACTCGATCCTGAAGGCTTTGGCGAGAAAGCGCAAAACGAAGTGAACATCTCTATTGGCGACCTACATCTTCAAGCTTTGAAGCACATGGGGAAAGCTATCGAAGTCACTGAAGTCATAGAGAATAACTAATGGCGACAAACCCGTTTATTGAGTTCATCACTAAATACCGCAATGACCCAGTGTCTTTTGTACGCGAAGTACTTGGAACTGAGCCAGATGAGTGGCAAATCGACTTCCTCAATGCCGTTGCCGCTGGAAATCGAAAGATATCTATCCGCTCAGGTCACGGAGTTGGAAAGTCTACTGCTGGTTCATGGGCCATGCTCTGGTACTTGCTCACTCGATACCCCGTTAAAGTGGTCGTCACGGCTCCCACGTCCAGCCAACTTTATGATGCCCTCTTTGCAGAACTGAAGCGGTGGGTCAAAGAACTCCCCGCGCCTATTCAAGAGCTTCTCGATGTTAAACAAGAACGTATCGAACTCAAAGCCTCCGCAACCGAGGCCTTCATTTCTGCTCGAACCTCACGAGCCGAGCAGCCAGAAGCCCTCCAAGGTATCCACTCAGAACACGTCATGCTCATCGCAGACGAAGCCTCTGGCGTCCCAGAACAGGTATTTGAAGCTGCTGCTGGCTCTATGTCTGGTCATAGCGCTGTTACTATTTTGTTTGGTAACCCTGTCCGTTCTAGCGGCTTTTTCTTTGATACACATAACCGTCTAAAAGACGACTGGTGGACAAAACGTGTATCTTGTGTAGACTCTAAGCGCGTTTCTGAAGACTTTGTGAACGACATGAAGTCTAGATATGGAGAAGACTCAAATGCTTTCCGCATCCGTGTTCTTGGCGAGTTCCCACGATCTGATGACGATACCATCATTCCTATGGACCTCCTTGAATCTGCAAAACACAGGGATGTCGTTGCCTACGAAGATGCCCCCATCGTCTGGGGATTGGACGTGGCGCGTTTTGGGTCGGACTCCTCAGTTCTATGTAAGCGACAATCCAACGTGGTCACCACCCTCGACAAGTGGCGAAACCTCGACCTGATGCAATTGACTGGAGCCGTAGTTGCCCAATATGAAGCCTGTGGACCAAAAGAAAAGCCTGTTGTTGACGGTTGTACTCATCAATCGCTGCTTGGTCTTGTTGAGCTTGTTGATTTTCTAATTCACGGTTTTTATTCAAGGCAGCGTTAATTTCTGCCGTT